ACCTATACCTCCAGTATATAATTTATATTCTGGACTATTACTTGTTATAACAATTGCATATTCATCTGGAGTCAAATAAACCGGAGACTCAAATGTAAAAGTTGTATGTGTAGTAGTATTACTAGATGCTGCATTTGCGACAGATGATGTTTGAATTTCATCTGGTTTCAATGTTACTTCTGAAAATGGTAATACTATAGAACTACTTGGAAACCCATTTACCATTGGCCGAATTTGCACTGTTACTGGAAGCCAAGTATCCTTGTCACTAAACCAAAGAGTTATATCTCTAAGAAACATCCCCATTGGATATGTACTTGGGTCTATAAAAATAGACTGTGCCATTGGATTAATCCAATTGGTTTGGGTTGTTTGCCGAGAAGTAGTATCAGTAACAATTTCTTCATCACCGATAGACTCTCTACGGAGAATGGGCTCTCTAGTAGAAATCAAAAGTTTTTCTCGATTCTGTAATAATCCTTTAGCTTTAAACGTTGATTCAGCAACCGTCGTAGTAGAACCCAATTCATTATTTGCCTGATCAGTAATTCTTATAATTCTATCACCAGTTCTAAATATTCCCGCAGGAATATCAATATCACCAGCAATTTCTCCATAATCATTTGTTTGCATTCTGGATACACTATTTTCAACAATACCTCTAGTATTAGCTTCTGCTGTACCAATAGTACCATTAGAAGATGAAGTTAATCCAGTAACTACATTTGCATCCGCAAATCCAATTCCAGAATTTGATATTCTATTATTTTGTAAAGTAACTGGAGAACCTGAAGTAGCACTTGAATTTCCAGTAATATCTGTAATCCAAAGTGAAGCCACATTACTTACTGTATTTGAAGAAAGTCTTATAATACCTCTATTATTAGCAGAATCTTTAATTTCTTCTCCATCTTTAAATGCTCCATTAGCACCCGCAAGAGTCAATTTCTTAGCTGGTTCTGTATTAGCATTCATGTCTGTACTACCAATCCAGACAAACACATTAGCAAGAGGTTTTAATCCTTTAGCGGAAAAGGATACTCTTTGAGAACGCACATATGGAACCACACTCATATCAAGTTTACGATTACCAACCGTTTTAACAATTGATTCCACTGGATCATCTGATTGAATACCAAATTTAGATTTATTTTGACTAATAAGTTTAGTACTTCTTGTATTAGTAGCAACACTTCCAGAATTGGCAACTGCTGTGTTTGGTTCTGGATTAATTTGTTTCCCTGTCCAATTGACAGTCCAATCGTCCCATTGTGCACCAAAACCAACTCTTCCTTCAGATGAACTTAGTGTCCAATTATCATGATGTCCCTCAAGATTTGTAGTAACGTCTGGTCTGGTTGTATCATCAAACCAAGTATCAGAAGGTGGATCAAGTTTCATTGACCCAATAAAATTTACAATATTAAAGGGATTTGGAGCCGCTGTTCCACTTGTAAGGGGCTGCTCAATAAATACAGTATTTGTATATGGTAATGTTACCAAATCTCCTGTTTTTACTGTATTATTACTAGTAGAAGAATCATAAGAAAATCTAAAATTATCATAAAAGAATGGAGGTCTTAATTGTTTTGTTGCAAAATGTATTGAAGCATTGTAATCATCTAATGTTACATCTCCAACAGAATGTCCAGCAAATGGATCTACCAAAATTCCATTTTTAAATCTTGAACCAGTAGAATTAAATAAAGAATCTTTAGAACCATCGGAAGTAATATCTGTTGATGCCGTCTCTTTTTCTAGTATATTAAGGGAGGTAAAGTATTCCAACCTTTCAATCCTTTTCTCAAGTTTCCCAATATCTCTCATTGTAAAACGCTTATTGTCAATATATCTACTTTCAATATCTGTCAGTGCAAAGGTATAAGCGGGGATTTTCAAAGTATAAAGTGTCATTGAATCTTCATCATCAGGCGGAGCGATTGGATCAGCATTCGCTTTTCCTTTAATAATTTCAAATTGCCTGTCTCTTGTTAAGGTCAGCTTATCAATTCTTGGAAGATAATATGAATAATCAAGAGTAGATGTAGTGTCTGAATCTGGAATAAGAATACTTCCAGGAGTAATTGCATCTGTAGACGTTGCTATATCATATGAAACGGCGGTTGTTCCATCATTTGTGTTTTCTGCAATATAAGGTCGAAAATCTACACAATCTGATAATTTAAAAGATTCGCCAGTAGTTGGACTTGTATAAGTTGGAACATTCCCATATCCAAAAGTATCAGCTCCATTATTATATTCTCGGTCTGAGCCTGTAATTGGGTATGAACTAACAGTAAAATACCCTTTACCAGCATGAGCAAATCTATCAAATATAATTACAATTTTACCTTTAGGTGGAGAATATCCTGGTTTAAGATATACTGAGGAATGTCCATAATAATTATCTCTCATACCAGTATCAAGTGCATATGCAGAGGTAATATTATTAGCAGTCGCACTCAACATTGTATTTGAAATATCAATAGAAAGAGAACCAGAATCTACAATTTTAACAATATTAAACACATCAGTAACCGGAAGCTCAATCTTTTCTCCAACAGTTCTCGTTGGAGCATCAACAAAATATTGACCTACCCCTTTATGAGTATTAAGAGTATTAGCACTTGGAGATCCACCAATAGTTGTTACATTATATGCAACATTTCCATTTCCTTGAGTAATTGTTTTAGTTCTTATATTTCCAGCAGTAGTTTTTGTCGCTGTATATGTAACTGCAACGTTTACTGCACTTGTACATCTTGTTTGAATTACTGCAGAACCACTTGATACTGCTATGGATCTACTTTCTCCATCAGTATTTGCAAAACTTAGATATTGACCATTACTTACTGCGGTATGACTATCAGAAGTAGCATCACTTCTACTTTTAGTAATAACAACAAGAAAATTTTCATCTGCTTGTGTTGCTGTAATAGGACTTCCAGCTATACCAAATGCTCCACTATCTGTAGGAGTAATAGTAATTTGACCATTTGCTAATGTTTCACCACTAGTTGAATATTTGTATGTATAAGAAAAATTACGTGTATTTGCTAAAGGTGAATCTGGTAATGGATAAATCAATGTATTAAGATGCGTAGTCTTTAAAATTGCATTAGCATTTGGGTTTTCTCCAACTTTAGATCTCTTATGAACATCCGCATTAGCAACTCTCCATAGTGCTAGTGTTGCATCTTGAGATGCAACTGAAACAGATTTTACATCTTTTAATTGAAAAGAAATATCAAAAGTTGAACACTCTCCAGAAATTGGACCACCAGTAGAATTAGCAGAAAAATATGTCCGATTAGACATATTTGAGTCTAGTTGAAGAGAAGTAACGGTTGAATTTCCAAAAGAACTAACAACATTTCTGGTATATGTAACATTTGCAACACCATTAGCTGATGTTTGTTCTTCCAATAAGATAACACCATCACCTGAAACATTGTATATTGTACTACTTGGATTTTCTAAAGCTATATTAAAATTTCCATCTACAACAGAATCTATTGCAATCATTTTATTTAAAACTGGAGTTGTTATCTTAACTGTTGCTCCATTATAAGCATTATCAATTTGTGCAAGTTTTGCAAAATGAGTTGTATTAGAAGTTGACCCATCTCCAATTCGATAAAAAGTAGAATTTACATGGCTTGTAGTAGAAGTACCAATTTTTACTATGTCTGTTTGCATTGCAAATGTGCTAGCTGTAGAATTCGCATATACATCTTCTGAAGAATATAATTCTCCAGCAGATCCAAGATAACTGATTGTATCGCCAACAATTCCAGTTTTATTATTTGATGATCTCACATCATAAAGATACATAATATAATCTGAATGATAATGAGAACCATTTGCATCATTTCCAGATCCAGTATACCAATCCATGTCTCTGACACGGGCTGTTCCCACTTTAGTTCTTGACTGATTTGTTAAGTTTGTTGTTCCATGTATAGTATCAACTGTATCAGTTCCTGTTACTACATTTGCAGAAAGAACAGAATGTAAATCTAAAATTTGATGGGCACTAACATCAAAATATCCATTAGCACGTTCAACATGAAGTTTATTTCCAAAAGAAGTATTCAATCCAAATGTAGATACATTCGCAGTATCACGCCCCTTATCTACTGTGACATACTTAGTTGAAATATTTTCATATTCATATCCCTTAACATATGCCTTGCCAGGATCAAGACCAGCAGAATACTTATTTTCAAAATGTATACTCTGTCCAGAAGTATCAGTAGCTAAAGATCCATCAAGAGTTACTACAGTATTTGATATAATTGTATCAACTGTTGCTGTTGTTGTTGTAGCCCCACTTAAATATACAATATCACCTATTGAAAGTTCTTTTTGAAAAAGAGTTCCAGCTCCTGTCAATCTAGATGCTAGACCAGTTCCAGAATTTGCTGTAGTGCCTGTAATTCCCTGATGAGCAACCTTTTGAAGATTGAATGGTATAACTGTATAATCTCCAGATTCATCAGAAGTTCTTCTAGCAAGAACTTTTTCTAATTCTGAATAAACTGGATATTTTACTTCCTGGAGCTTTTGCCCAGAACTAACTTTTAAAAGTTGATAAAAGTTCTCATCAGCTGCCGCCTCTACTGGATCAGCAGCGGAAAAGGCTTTCTTACTAAGAGATAAAGTAAGCGTATATCTATTCGCCCCCTGAGCAGCATAGTTATATGCTCCTTGAGCGGGGTCAAGTAAAGAACCATCCCCATCAGAAGTTGTAATGGTTTCAGTAACCTGAATTCCAACACGGTAAGAAGGAGTAGAAGTATATTTTTCAAGAGTTAATGTCTGGGCATCCAGCATAACAAAGAATCCCCCAACATAAAAAACTCCAGAATTAATACTACATACTGAACTATTTGCTACAGCATCAGCAAGACCAGAAACCCCAGCCGCGCTTATTGTGTTAGCAGATATAGAAGAGCCAACAATTGTAATTGTTTCACCATCTTGAAATGTATTATTATTCATGTAATGAAACATAAGAGTAGGTTGCTCTGAAGCAGTTCCTGCCTCAGTAGATACAATCCTGCCCCTTGCATTAGAAGTTCCACCATTAATGATTGTGTTCGCAAAACTTGAAACAGAAACATCAGCACCTGAATACTGAGTTTCAAGTTTCAAAGACTTTGCTTCATTGTCATAATTAAGTTCACATCCTAGAACTATACTACCATTCTTAAAAAGGTGTTCACCATGCCTTTCTATTTGTTTCTGTAGAATAGTCTGAAGCTGTGTAACTTCTCTGGCTTGAACCGCATATCCTGGTTTAAATAAAACCCTATGAAAATTCTTAGTCTCATCATAATCATCATAATAGGGATCAACATTAAAGTCTGTAGAAAGCGCCATTTATACTTTTCCTAATTGATTTAATATAATTATTTTGTGAATTTTAAATTAATGTTTAAAATTCTATAATCAACTTAACATCTTCAATTTGATCTGACGCCCGTGTTACTGGCGAACGATTTTCCACATAGAGAATGTCTCCAGAAAATCTTGTCAAATCTCCTCCTGTAACCGCACCAGAACCATTAGCTGTAGCAGATGCACCAGAACCACCATTTCCACCAGTATTGGCGGCGATAACTTCTGTCGTAGTAAAATATCCATCGATACCATTATATCCATCTGTAGTAGAATTCCCAGCCGGAATAATATCTGTCAATCTCAAAGTATTATTACTTGTAAAATCAACCACTCTTCCTGTGCATCCAGAAGTCGCTCCAGTTACTAATTCATCTGTAGCAAATACTGTTCCATTCCAAGATGTAATAACAACTGTAGTTGCTTGATCAATAACTGATGCAGTAGAAATATCTCCATTTGCCCAAGTTGGTTGAGCAAGAAGTCCTACTTTACGAAAATCATTATTTGTAGTAAAATTATTTGATTCAGAATACTCAAGTCTAGCATTGGTAAGAACATAATATCCACCAAGTTCTTTAATAGCATCTCCACCATGTCCACCAGCTGGGCCGACAATAGGTGTTAATGTCGTAGCAGAAATAGACTGACCAGTAGTATTTGAAACAATTGAAATAGTTGCATTGGAATAATTATTCCCCCCAGCAATCACTGTTATAGCATTAACTCCACCAGTAGAATTAACTGTTGCTCTTGCATTAGCACCCTGTCCATCACCAGAAATTACAACTTTTGGTCCAATTACATAAGAATCTCCAGAAGATGGGGCTGTTATAGCGGGAGTCCATGTTACTACATCAGTACTTGTATTAAAATCAGTAATAGTTCCACCCTGTCCACTCGCAGAACCACTTGTAAAATAGATATCACTATTCACAAGAGCATCAGTGGCAAAACTTGAACCATCAGCAATTTCACATGAAGTTGTAGATGGAGATGCACCTGCTTGGACAGTAGAAACTTCACCATGATAACCCAATCCCCGTGTGGTCATATGGATAACTTCAATAGCTCCATTTCCTCCAGCAGCTGCTGCAGTCGCAGTTTCTACATCAAACTGAACTTGACCAGGGGCATTATCATAAGTATTGGCAAGATAACCATTCGCTCTTCTGACTGTAGCGACAGGAATGTAATTTGGTGTTACAAACTTCAAGGCATCTGCCGCTGAAATTTGATACATAAACTTCCATTTATAGCCATCAGTAGTTGAAATAATACTAGTTCCTGTTCCAGTTGGTTTAACTGTAGAAGTTGTCGCATCAGCTCCAGCAGATGTAACATCACTATTTGACAAACATTTATACACATTATAAGCATCTGTCATAACATAAAAATCTTGACTATAAAGATCCGCTTCTGTGTGAGTATATGCAAAATAATTGGTATTATTAGTCCAGTTTTTACGTGGAATCACATGAGAAACATCTGAAGAAGTAATCTTCTTCGCTGCGATCATGTCTCGCCAGTTCTCATAATGGGTATTAGCTACCGCATCAGTGGGAGTTGGTGGTGCTGAATCATTAGACCACGCTGTAACTTTTCCTATGAAAAGGTACATATTTGTGTTAAGGAGCCCGCCAGAGTCGGAGACTGCCGCCCCAGAGGTAGTGGACACCTCGTCAAACGCCTCCACAAATTGCTTGGCGTTATGAATACGAAATTTGTTAGTTACTATAGCAGGCATTTTGAATTTCCTCCAAAAATATTTAAAATTGTTGTTCTTTTATATTTAGTCAAGAAGTTATTCTCTCTTCTCGCTCTATAAAGAAAGTTATATCAGACCTTGGGGTCTGAAAGTCCGTTTCGGTTGATGACATAATCATACTAGTGTTATTAGCAATTTCTTTGATTCTAAATCTCTCAGCGTCATACAAAAGCATTTTCGCATTATAATGTATATCTTCAAATAATAAATTATTATCACCTTCATATCCTAATTTTCCTATTGTAGAAGATGTTGGCGTATCTGTAGTTGTATCATCTAACAGTATAACATTTTCATCTTGTGTAAGTTCTCCATCTTCATAAAGTATTCTCTCACCATCTTCAAGAACAATATCATTTCCATGTCGATTGTAAAGTCCTTGTATTGTCATATCAATCCAATCATTAATTAGAAATTGATATTCTCTTCCAATTTCATTAGTATCTGTAGTTCCTACTTCACACTTCATAACTCTTGGATTTAGTATCGGTGTAGATTCAAAATCTCCATAATAAATTCTATAATCTTGAGCGGAACCAACGGTTGCTGAATTATCAACAGTAATTTGTGTCATGGTCGCATTAAGAGCTGTGATATCTGTAACAGTTCCATTTGCATATCTTAAAGTTCCTCCAGCCGCTCCATAAGGGAATATACCACTGGCGATAGAAACAGTAGTTCCAGATTGAGTAATCTGACTATCACCCCATTGTTTTGCATAAGTATTAGCACCCACAGTAACCGCACCCTCTGTAGTATCTGGAGTATAACTTTCAAGTAAAATACTATCCGCTGTTTTATCTCCTTCGAGAGCTATATTTGCTACAAAATCTTCCATTGGAATCGTTTGTACAATATTATCAAGATAATCTTCTTGTAAAACATTATCTATTTCTTCTGTCAAAATGTTATCTTCTTCTGTTACTAGATCTAAAAGATCATGATAAACCAATCTTTGGGTAGTATATTGAATTTCTTCTTCAGATGATATTCTACCAGGAGCACCTGTAGTGTTAGATTCTAAAACTAAGGATTCATATATTCTATCATTGGAATTTTCAAGAACAAGTAAATAATCTTGTGAAGTATTTGTCTCAAGGGTTATTAAGGTTCCGTCTTCTAAAGTTACAGGAGCAGCAAAGTCAACCTCAAATTGTGTATTAGTTCCAACAGCCTCATTTTTTCTTCCATAATCTGCTGAAAGTATTTTTGCTGTTTGGTCTATATCTGCTGAAAATTCTCCTATTATCCTTGAAGAATGATCTGACTCTTGAACTAGAAAATCTCCCCCCTCAGTAGTAAGAGAAGAAATAGAAATAGGAGTTTCGACAGATTCAGATACATACTTATCACCATTTTCTGCCAAGAGTTCAAATTCTTCTCCACCTGTAAGAGATAATTCACCTTGTGCTTCATAAAAATAATTAGATACTGCACCATCAGATTCAGCCCTTGCCCAATTCATTTCATTTAGAAGTCTTCTTCTTTCTGTAGCAAGTCTACCAAAATCTTCTTCTGCCAATCTTCCATAAGTATGATTTAATGCAATTCCACCAGTACCATCTTCAAGACCAATATAATCTCCTTCAAGCTTAACCGCACCAGAACCATCTTCAAGTGCAACTTCATCTCCAGGAGCTTGATCTAAAGCTGATGATAGTGGAATGTTAATTTCTAATGGTTGAACATCTGGAAAAGAAGGAATAACCGATCTTTCTGTAATCATTTTCCCAGAATCATCTTCAAGAAGAACTACACCAGCTTGTGCTATATCTACTGATTCAAATGCAACAAATTCTTCCTTACCTCCAACTTGTGCAGAAATTAAACTTCCAAGTATTGTGTATTCATCTATTCTGCCCCATGTAGCAGCATGTTGAAATTGTGATGAACCAGAAGTTAGAGAAACAAAAGGAAGCAATTCTTCTTCAAGTCTAATAATACTTCTGGAAAGATCTTCAGAATATTCAGAATCTTCAAGTACAGCTCTACCACCATCTTCAAGAATAAGGTCTGAAGTTACTGCTGATACAGTAACTTTAGGTGTGATTTCAAAAGCAATTGGTTCTCTTATCACATCAGACATTACATCGCCACCAGCTTCAGAAAGAATCTTATCTAAACCACCTTCAATCTCTATAACTCCTGTACCATCCTCTAATCCAATCCCATCTGCTAAATTAGCAGTACCAGTAGAAACTGTAACTACATAATCCTTAGATATCTCTTCTTGCATGGTGTTTTCAAATGCAAGATAAGTTGGATATGCTTGTGCATTGGGGTCTTCTAGTATTAGATAACTTCCATCCTCAAGTAGAAGATCATAAGCGGGGCCGAAATCAATCTTAACAGATCCCGTTTCAGCATATGGCATTTGAATAACTGGAAGTGAATAGCCAAATTCAAAAGTAGATTCTCCCTTCATATGAGTATCATCTATCCAATCATGTCTTTCGAGTGTGATAAAAGATTTCTCATCTATGGAATCAAAGCCCATAACTCTTCCACCAGTTGTTGAATCTTCCGCAACACGCCCATCTTCAAGGAAGAAAAAATCACCATAATCTGCTGGGCTAATTCCTTCTTGTCTTATGAAATAATAATCGCCATCAGCTTCTGGTAAAATATAAAATTCATCACCACCATGAGAATTAGTAATATGATATGAAAGTTTTTCTTCTTCATGTAAAAGAAAATTCCTAGAAAGTGCATCTGTTTGGTCTAAAAGAATAATTCCTTCTGTAGAAACGTGTGGAAAGTCTGTTCTACCATCTTCCTGTAAGAGTTGAACTTCAGTGTCTTCATGTAAAATGTGAGAAAGAAGATCTTGTTCTTGTAATATGTTTATAGGTGAATTTTTCCCATCTGGTGAGCTTCGATCATAATCTTCTAATTGCATATAAGCAAGTCGATTACCCGCATTGATTGTATTAACAGGGATTCCACCACCACTAGAAACTTCCATTTCCATATACGCAGTACCTTGATGGTAGCCTCCAACGGAAGAAGCTGAATGTTCTACATCATATCTTTGTCCACCAGTGGCTTGCTCGAATTCAAAACGCTGACTAAATGTTTCTGTAACAAGCTCATACTCATCATAGCTTCCTCCCTCAGCTGTAAGTATTGCAACTTCTGTAACGGGGTATCCCCCCTGCTCATAAACTAAATTAATAGTATCATCTATATCTTCATGTACTATTACTGTACCATCCTCATTCAAAATATAATCAATAGTTTCTTCTATGATCCTATCTCTACCATCAACATCATATTCTAAAAGAATTTCTCCAGTAGATTCATATAAAAAACTACCATCAAGTCCAGATTCTTCTAACGCTATACCATCTATATTTTGTTCTAAAACAATATCAAAGTCAACGTGTGGACTTTCTAAAGTTGCATCTATAGCCCGTTGAGCATTAGGAGGAAAAAGTATTGGCCAAAGTTGAGTATCAGCCATACTATGTACAAGGTTTGTTTGTTTAATAATCTCAATATCATGATGTTGATATAGAGGAACATCTATTCCGTGTTGAGTATTGGCAATGGTAGTTGCTGCATTCCGTGTAGCATTATCAAACATACTTGCTGAAGAGTCTGAAGTAATAGCAATCTCTCCAAACATAAGCATTCCAGATGGATGAACCAAATTAAGAATCTTATCACGATAGGTTTTTACATCCACATCTGTTTTAATAACATATGAAAAATCTTGATAATAATAATTGTCTTGAAGTTTACCAATAGTACTTAAAAGACCATAATTACCATCAAAATATCCTGCATATTCAGCAAGGGCACCAAGTTGAGCAGTAAGAGTTGCGTTTCCATCTCCTGAACTTGATGCATCTATCTCGGGTGATGTAGTATAATTCGCACCAAAATTGGTTATTGTAAGAGATTCTATAGCACCAATCGCAATAGATGCAATAGAAATGGTTGCATTATTTCCAGGTATTCCAGTATTCGCAAAGACAGTATTAGATGAAGAAGTATTTGCGGTAACTATTTTTCTAACTGAGGCATTAGGTACAGATTGTGTGGTTGTAGTACCAGAAAGTGTAATAGTATATGTGTTTGTAGTAGGAACCGTAGCAATAGCATGAAGCCCATTAAACTTAGTATCATCAGCAGTAACCCCTGTAGATATTCCAGATAAATTAATCTTTTGAGCTGTAGAATAACCATGTTCTGCTTGAGTAAGAGTTGCGGTTGTAGTACCAGCAAGTGTAATATTAGCAGTAGTAAAATCTCCAATTCCTATTGGACTTCCGCCCGCCTCATTCTTAAATGTAGTTAATCTTTCATCAGCTGAAAAACTATTCGCTGTTATCATCTGGACACGTAGATGGGTGTTACCAGTAGCCACCAAAGTTACACTACCACCAGTAGCTAATGTTGTAGTTGTAGGTTTATCAATATAATCTAAAACAAATCCAACCGCAGTTTGAGCATCATTTTCAATTCTTGTATTAGCAGTAAATTGATTTGCTGTTGCACCCGCAAGCTGTACAAAAACAGAATTAGCTCCAGTTTTTGAAACATCAGCTTTATAAGATTCTGTAATAGTATTTGCGACTGTAACTTGTGGAATAGATACATAACCTTGACCAGAGGAAAGGATTTGAATACCACGAATAGCGCCTAACTCAATATCTGATACGGATGCCATTCCATATGTGGTCGCCGCTTCTGTATTAGCAGTTGGAGTTCCATTGATATTAAAAGATCCACCAGTTGCATAAAAAGATGCCGCGGTTCCATCAGCTCCAATTACTGTACCATCTCCTTTTTTTGTAAGATCATAGATAGTTACAGCATCATCATCACTAAATCCCCTTATAGTAACATCACCTGTAAGGCTGGAAGAAACTATTGATCCTTGAGCATATGTTACACTTGAACCAGTTGCAGCAATAACTGTTGCAAAAAAGGAATTATCCGGAGTATAAGTTGTAATAGTCTCACCACTTTGAAATGATATTATTAAATCACCCTCTTTTGGTGCTGAACCTGATAATCCATCATAAGGAACAGTAAAAGTAGTTGTAGAATTTGAAGTAATATGATTATTTCGAGTATATTCTGTCCAAGGCGCTGAATATGCTGCTGCATTAATTTTATTATCTTTAAAGGTATTAATAATATCTGAAATATGTACAGTAGTAAAGGTGGGGATAATAGAATTAACACGCGCCGCACCACCAGTTCCACCAGTTCCCTCATTCACAAAAGAGACTGTATCACCTATTGTATATCCATCTCCTGCATCAATAATATCAAATTGACTAATTGTAGCATCAGATATTGATGCAACCTTAGCCGCTGCTTGAGCACCACCACCACCAGAAACTAGAACATCATCACCCACAAGATAGTTCGACCCACCAGCATCAATAGAAACACCAGAAAGAACTCCAGTAGTATTCGCAGATCCATAATCTCCATTATCATCTGCTGTAGTCGTTGTAATTTTTTCATCAACTTTAAATGTTGAATATCCTGAGGTCGCATTATTAGCATCAATACCTGACAAATATAATTCAGTAACACCTGTAGCACCTATTTGATAACTTTCAGATTTTTCTATAAGTGCAGTTACATTAGAAATTTCACCAACCACCTCTCGTCCAACAAAAACTCCAATATTATTAGCAAGAGAGGTTGCTATCTTAACTGATTTGTCGAGAGTCCATCTACCATCAGACAATCGTAAAATATCAGTACTAGGATAATAAAAAGATATATCTTCTTTTGCATAAAGAAGTCTGAAAATATATCTAAAAGAATCTTCATTTCCCTTCGCTCTATAGAAATCTTTAATATGTTTAAGAGCGTCTTGCTTTCTAGAAAGCATATCCGCAGGAAGTCCTGGTAAAAACTCCTTGCGGAAAAGTTCAACAAATCCTAATGGTGCCTTATCAACATCTTGGAAAGATTTAACATTTCTTGATGCATTAATTGGTTGTCTGGTATAAGAACTAACATTCGCAGTAACTCTAGATTCCAATCCAGAAATTGTTTCACCAACTTGAAATGCCCCATTATTAGTTTCTTGGATATATGCTTGTGTTGTGGAATACTTACCTCTAACAACTCCCTGTGCACCAGAATTTGCTCCCTCAATTGTTTCACCACTAAGGAATTGTTCACCTTGTCTGTTTGGATTTTCATAATCAATATAATTTAAATTAGTATTACTAACTGCAGTATTTCCATTCTCAAGAGAAATATAAGAAGATGTATTAGAAAAGACAATAGAACCACCCATTCCAGAATGTGTATTACAATAATAATAAAAGGTTTTTCCTGCATTATCTGGATTGGGTTCAATAATAGTTCTTGCTACATCAACAAGCTCAGCACAAAAAGGAACAGCATCTTCACTTACTAAAGAATTTTCAGCTTCATCTTTAAAGAGAATTTCCTGTATTCCAGAAAAATATGTTACTTCAGTATTGGCATTTTCTTCCCCACCAACTCCCCAAATTCCATCTGGAGTGTCAGATATTTTTAAAGTATGAGTAAGAAGTGAAATATCACCTTGGTCAAAAATAGTTTTCTTAGTGGGGTCTATGGTAACGTCTGGAGAAACCGTTCCATCAAGATAAAATTTGTTGGTGTTAGCACTAAAATCATTATTACCTGTGGTAACTGAAACTACATAAGTTACATCAGCACTTTCTTGTACTGGTTTATCTTCATTAAGATCAAGATCAGTAAAGGTAAGGAGATTGAGTTCAAGAAATTCATAATACTTCTCAACAAACGTAGTAAATTTGCTATGATTGGTTTGTATAAATGAAGGGAGTTGACCTTCTATTTGAGTATAAAGAACTCCACCATCAGATTGCATTAGTAGCTACTCCCCGCTCCACCACTTCCAGCTGAACCACCAGTAGTAGAACCACTAGCGGAAGTAGAACTTACAGAAGTGTCAGTTCCTGTTCCCGCAGTATCAACCATAGCAATTGTAATATCAGAATTTGAAATAAGAAGAATCTGATCTCTAATTGGAGTAACATCACTAGATGCTAAAGTAACTGTAATCGCTACATTTGCTGAGCCATCTGAAATAACCACTGGAGCAAAAGTTGTAAGTGCTACTTTTCCAGAACCATACGTTACAGATCCAACATTATTTGCAACAGTAACCCTGGATGCTCCAACAGTTCTATAAACCTGCATTATCCCATTAGAATCTTGTAAAGAACAACCTGTTCTTAACACCTCGCTATCATCTCTATGAGAAAACTGGGTGCTAGAAATTGATGCCGCTCCTGCAATTTGAAAAAGTTCATTAGAATAATTTAAGGTATAAGATAAAGCAACATTTAAAGTTGGAGTAAAAGACCGTTTAAGTTTTACTGTTGTTAAGCTACTTTCAATAGATGATTCAGTTTCATCAATTTTTTTCACCATAGGAGAATACCTAAATTCATTCGAGAAATTCTCAAGATTATCTACTCCATATTGATATATGGTATTTGAAATTGTTGATTTAATCGTTTCAGCAGATTTTGTAGTTTTTGTAGAGTCATATTTAACAGTTGAATCTATTGTCACATACATATAATCTGGATTTTGAATTTCTGGAGTAATAGAAACTACATTTCTTTTTCCAAGAACTGTATCTTTAATATAATTTTTTGTCGCAGTAGAAAGAGTAAGTCCAGATGCAGGCTTTATCGCAATATATACCTTCCCATAAACTGGCGGGTCACTTGTTTCTCCACCCCATGCAATAACAGATTCAGCAGCAGGATAATCTCTTTGTAAAATTCTTATATAATCATTAATAGTTACTGCTCTATTTTGTGCTTGATAATTTCTTGGTGCATTAAACTTAATTTTAGAAATTGAATCTCTATCTGAACCACCAGATGCTACTGTTCTTGTAGAAATTGCTACATTAGAATATCCACCAACATCGCTAACTGCAGAAAAGGTTTTTGCTCCATTAGTTTCTGTAGAATCCGCAACCAATGAGGAAAGTAAAACAATATTACCAGTAATTGGCTTCCTACCAACAACCCCATCTCCGAATACTACCTCATATTTTCCATCTTCAGATTCTTCTAACCAATATGTATTAGCTGTAGAGTTGACTGTTGTTGTATCATTTGCAAGAGCATAAGCATAAAGATTTGAACTTGTAGCTGAAGTTTGTATTCTTACTGTTAGAGTACTAGTATCTGTGTTAGCATTTGGTAACACAAATTTCTGGTCAGGATCTTGAGTATTTGCTGTATAACGATGAGTAAGTGGAATGCCTTGTGACAACTCTACATTTGCTGTAGTGTATACTCCATTAGAATTTACATTAACTGTAGTAGAATTAGCTGTAGCAAATATATAACTAATTCCATTTATCGTAGATGAAAATTGTGTATCTTTTTCAACAACAATGGTTGCGGGAGTATCTGCTGGAGTAATTGTAAGATCCACATAAGCCTTTGCTCCCCTAACAGATAATGGAGTATAGCCAAGATGTTTTGCTCTTGATACTACAGAATTGCGAATAGATGCTGTATCAAGAAACATCTCATTTACAATCATGTTCAAATAAAATGCATTGTAATGTGTATTATAGGCAAGCAAGTCCAAAAGGACAGACATAGCTGACCCATCAAAGTTGTAGTCAGATAATTCATTTTGATCACTCAGGAAGTTTTTTAGATTAGTTTTTATAGTATCAAAATCTAATTCAGATACTTTGAGTTTTGAAGCAACATCAGACATATTCTGTTATCTCTCTCTTTGTAGAAATAGCTCCAGTTCTTGCTCCTCAAGTTCATTAATAATTCTAAAAGTAACGGCAACCCTGTAGCGATTATATTCTTCTTCTGGTGTAACAACAATTGCTATAATTCGAGCTCTTGCTTCCCATGCTTCAATCGCTGATACTATTTCAGTCTCTAATCTTTGAGCATTGAGATCTGTCATCTGCTCAAAAAGCATATTTCTAATACCAGAACCAAGTTCTGGTTGCATGAGTCTTTCACCTTCTTCTGTCAGAAGAATGTTTTTAATTCCTCTTTTTACTGACACAGAATCTTTAACTGTAACCACATCTCCAGTAACGGGGTTAGCAGTAAAATCTAAATCTATGTCCTTAAATCCTTTAGTATAAGTAGGCATTTTTCCTCTATTGTATTTATTTAGTTAGTCTATCCAACTGATTCAAAATCTAATCCTAATAACCCCCCAAAAGTAACCAAGGGGTCAACCCCATTAATTTCAACTGATACCAAAAGAACTCCACCACTATATTTCAATGATTCAGGAGGTGAATTGTCTGAACTTGTTAATGCAGTCTTTATTGCATCATTGCCAGCAGTAGTAGTAATTCCAAGCATATAAATTCCAGTTGGTGGAAGTCCTTTTGTGAAAAATTCTAAGAAAGCAGTAATCTTAGCCACCAACTCTTCAAAGAATTCAATCAAGTCATCTATAACATCAATTAATGCATCTATAAACTCTGAAGTCTCTACAGCAAATCCTTTTAGACCATTAGCCATTTCTATAAGACCATCAAAGAAATCAGTATATCCAGGAACCAATTCCGCCGCTTTAATAGAAAAGAAATCTGGTGGAATTGAATTTGGGGCAATTGCATCTATTCCCTTAATGTGTCCATATTTTGGAAGAGAATCTTCACTAGTAAAATCAGCTCTGCCAAAATTCATTCCAAGTACATTATTCTTATATTGACTTCCTATAATTCTATAATATTTTGTCGATGTCCCATCTGGATTGTCTCTAACTTTTTCTTCTGCTTGATATACCTTTTCTCCAGGAATAAAACGATTTGTCGGATCCCAAAGGGGTTGATATTCTATTTTTGTATCCTCCCAAATGACAGGATTATTAGTATCAATTACTTCTTTAACTATTTTATTAAGATCCCCAAATTCATCATTTTGTAAAGTATAAATTGTTCTAGTTCTAATAGAAGCTTCCGCACTTATAACTTTTGAAACCTTTCCTACTGTTCCTGAATCATCTCCTTTAATAACATCCCCTTCTGCAAATGTTCCATAAGTTGTATTAACTTCAATCGTAAGAGCAATAGGGTCAGGAGTCAATAAGTCTTCAAGTGCATCTGTTATTTTACTTAAATCTGGAACACCTTTCCCTAAGAAACTACCCAAAGATTTAAATGCATCGATAAATTCTTGGAAATCAGAAGCTGCAACTACAATAGCAAGAGCTGAAACTTTAACTCCTGGACTTCCCAAATAATTCGGTCTACCAGATTGAATCTGTCTGGTTAATGGGACTCTTTCTGCGGTTGTTAGTTGTGTATTTGCGGATTTAAAAAGAGGAATAGTATAATCTTTAAGGGGATCATAAGTAGAAACTGCTCCTCCACCCTCTGTAAATGGACCTTTAGAAATAGGTTCTGTCTTATTAATAACTTCATATTTTGGGATATCCCCCTCATCATCAAATGAGTCTGCCATTAATTTTATACAATCAGGAGCAGGAAGAGAAGGAAAAGTATCTACTGATTGAATAGTTCCTGTCCATGTAGCGGGGTCATATCCACCAAGAACAAATTTAGGTGGTGTAACAATTTTTGGAATTGGTGGAACAAACCCCTTCATTTCTTTACTTCTTCCTAATCTATCTCTCCAAGGACCACCTTCTGCAGCTGTTAAATTTTCAAGATTTAAAGTCTCTCTATAGTTCTCACTTACAGTAAATGTAAATCCATCAAATGGAGAATCAGGATTCATTACTTGACTAGATTTAAAATATGGATTCCCATTATCATCTGTAACCATTTCAAGTCCATATTCTCCTTTAATTTTCCCCCCATAATTTTCATCAAATGGATTGATAACTAGAGCAAAAAATCCCAATTCTTTATAATCATTAAGAGCGGCAATTATTTGATCAGCAAGCGCAGCTATTGCTGCAGCCATAGGATTTCCTAAAGCAGTAAGAAACTTCTTTGCTATTTCTGCTCCACCAGAAATTAATTCTAGTACAGAATTAACAGTATTAATAGCAGAAGTAGCTTGTTCTCCTACTGCTTTTATAATACCACTTTCAGCTAGAGTTTTACTTTCCCATTTCGCCATCTTTGTCCTCTGAGAGTTTTTCCTTTAACCTTTTTCTTCTTTCTTTTAGTTCTCGAATTGCCTCATGTGCTGCATCTTTAAGGTCCTCTAATGTCTTAACCATTTCTGGTTTAGATTCTCCTGGTTTTTGCCACTCTAAAGCCATATTATTCTCCTATGATATTAATACTGTACTACCAGATCCCATCAACATCGCACCGCAATTCCCCTTGTCCATTAATCGTGCCGCCCCCTTGTTTGCAAAAAAAACTTTAGTGGAAGTCTGTATAATACTACCAGGATGAACTGAAGTTCCAAGTACATGAGGTCCAATCATATCCCCCATAACATGAGGTGGCATATTCATTACAAGAACTGTAGCAGTTGTTGGTATAATAGGAGATGGGCTAAATCCTGTATGTCCTAAAGACATATCTCCTGATACTGATGCGGGCATTGTCATAATATTCTCCTTTAAACTGAACTAATAACGGTAAAATTCCCGTTAGAGTAGTTGTTTTGTAAAAATTCTTCATTAGTCACCGCAACATTGTCTATCTTTTTTGCGGTTTCATTTCTATTAAAATTATCAGACGTGGCAGAGTCTGCATTATTAGCATCTCCATAAACTGTTATTATACCATCTCTATCCGCATCTGTATTATTATAAACCTTTATGTATAGTCTTCCATCTACATAATTATGTTCTCCATTTTCATATGTTCCCCAACCACTAATAGTCTTAGTTGAACTACCAGTTGGAGAATGAGAAGAATTTTTCATCGCTCTTATTGTAAAATGAACTGGTGTATAAAACATTTGAGCAGTTGACACATATGTTAAAATATCTGGTGAAGAACTAGTGTCATCAGGATCAATAATTCTCAAACTGTCTGCCCGTTTCATCGCCCAATATGAAGAAGTATTTGGTGTCGGAAACTGTATATCATTATAAGTTAATGAATATGTTTCTCCAGCAGCTCCTTCATCAGGACCTGAAATCGTTGCGATATTCTCCACTGAAACAGAAGGTTTAACACTAGAATTTCCTAATGCTGTCGCATATTTTACATTCGCTGTATGTCCATTTGCATAAATTACAGATTTAAAGTATACAGAACTTGGAAGTTCACCATCACCACCATGAATAGTTACAATATCTGAATCAGCCCCTACTGCAATAGGCGCTTGTGAAATTGTACCATCCGTTTTTGCTTGATTAACTGCATAATCTCTCCCATTCTTATACTTAGGAAAATAACCATCTAATTGTTTTAGTCCTTTATCATTAATTCCATCAAAAGTTCCATTACTGGTAATCGCTCCAGTAGTCTCATTTAATTCTAATCCAGCATCATGAAACATTGATTTATATGTTCGACTTCCAGTAAAATTAACTGTCGCTATTGAAGTAGATGTAGAATTAGAATGAATAGTATGAGATCCACTAAGACTTACATCCCCCCTTAAAATAACTTTATTATTTCCAGCATTGCCTCCATGTACAATTTCTCCTACTACACTAGACCCAGATTTTACTATTGCACCTGTTTTATCAATTCCATCAAAAGTCACACAAGTAAGAGTTCCAGTAACAGAAGTCGTGCTGGCTGAACTATATGGAACATCATAGGTAAATGAAGTTGTAGAAGGAACTGTTGCTACATTCCATAACCCATTTACATGAGTAATATTTGTTCCTCCAGCAATTACTACTTGATTCTGTGTATCTGTCATTTTATGTGCAGCACTAGTAGTAACAGTTACCCGTGAGTGTGTAGCAATTGGGGCTCCAGATGATGTAGGAGAACCCGATTGTGGTCCACTAGAACCTATACTAGAACCATGCGCACTAACTGATATACTTGATACTCCTACAGTAGTTGTAACCATATTTGCTGTCATAGTGTGTTCTGTATCTGGCATAACCTTAAAAATTATTGAGCCTCTATGAGACTCTACCATACTTCCGCTAGGGGTTTCATTTGAATATGATAATCCTGGATACCACATTTCAGCCCTGCCACTATAATAACCAGTATAAGTGGTAAGTACTTGTGTGTTTGTACCCCAATTCCTCTCTAATGTTCCCGCCCGAGAGTACCCTCCGCCTCGCACCTCACTGTTTATAGGATAAAACTTATGTTGCCAAGTAGTGTCTTCTCCATCATTATTCGCAATATCCAAAAACTCCGGAGCAAAAATTCCCTTAGTTACATTATTAGCAAGAGCCGTACTAGCTGAGCCCCCATGACCTGCACCTGCTGTCCAAACTATAATTCCAGATGATGCTTTCAATGAACATGATGTATGTGAACAATCAAATTCAATATTCGCAAAAGGTGTAGAACTATTATATGCCGTAGTCGGCCCATGTGAAGTACCTGCTGAACCAGTAGGATTTATCACACCAGTTACACTATAACTAATATTATTCCCATTTCCAGTATTAGCAAATGCTACATAATTATGAAACGTTCCAGCTCCAGATGTTTGGCCCGAAATAGATGAGGTATTATCTCCAGTATTAAATTCCATTTGTTCAAATCCACCTCCTCCTAATGGGAAAGTGCCTAAAGTAGACCGAGTAGAATATGCAGTACTATAAACTGTAGAACCAACAACTGGATCACCATTTGAATATAAATGTTGTACACCAGTTATGGTCCTTTCCAAGTCATATACATCTACTTGAAATTCTCCACGCAAATCCTCAGGAGTTGATGAGTCAGTTCCATATTTCCCAGATTGAGGAACCTTGTCATTAAATACTTCACCATAATGATCCTTACCATAACTATTGGCAGTATTTGAATCATT